CCAAGGAAATTATCTCCAAGAAGATAGAAATCATCTTCCCATGTAATTATTGAATTGAAATTTTTAATAATAGTATTGTTCATTTCATAAATATTTTTAAAACCGCGGGGTTCATAAATAAAAGATTTATTATGATTTAGATGGAGATCTGATGAAAAATAAATCATTAAAATGGTTCTCCTTTATGTATTATTTATTTTCCTTGCTTTTGTAACGATAAATTGTATGAAACCCTTCGTCGAGAGAAGGTTCAATAAACTGAGAAAACATGCGGCGGATGACCGCTCTAGGAACATAAGCGCGGGTTCCTTTTCGTTTTTCATTTCTTTCAAGGCAGGTTTCTAAATCTTCATCAATCCAAATTAAATTAGCATGTTCATATCCAGTAATATGCTGAAGTAACCATATTCTAGCTCTTGGGGTAAGAGAAGTCTGATCAACATAAACAGTTTTATTTGCGGCAAGCGCTTCATTAATCTGATTCCAAAAAATTTCAAGAACTTCATCTTCATGAGAAAAATAATCTTCTTCAGGTTTTACAATAGAAAATCTAATAGCATCACGAGAAATAATTACTGAATTATTATTTTTAATTTTATTTTTAAGAAAAGTAGATTTTCCGCATCCAGGCACTCCGCACATTAAATATAAATTAGCCATGTTTATTCTCCTTTTGAAGTAAATAATCAATAATTTCAACCATATTATTCATTTGTTTTGAAATTTTTTCCGCAGAATCTAATAAATTTTGATTATGGTCAGAATGAATACTAATTTGAACTAGAAGATCGTGATATAATTTATGATTGTCTTCTTTTAAATTTTTTACTTTTTCAACATTTAACATTAAATAACACCTTCTTTTTTTAAGTTACCACGAAAAATGCGATAGGGAATTTTTCGATTGCCATTCTCATCAAAGTTATTATATTTCATTTCAAGTTGAAAATCTTCATAGTTATAATCACTATGCATAGAACGTACTTCTGCGTGATTCCATTCTTTACCACAATAAATGCAATATAATTTTTTTAAATGTCCGGCTTCCCGATAATGCCCCGCCTTTCGACCAATGGGAACTCCTTCTTTTCCACAATTACAACAAAACATTCTTGAAATTGCAAAATCATTATTTTTCTTTCCCATAGATGAATACACTTCCTTTCTTTTTCTTTATATTATTATTATAATAAAAAATAAATAAAAAAACAAATGGAGGGCTTAAACCCTCCATTAAATAATAAATTTACTTGTTTCTAATTGTAAATCTTCTAAACATAAATCTTGTAAATGCGTATATGGAATACGAATTAATGGAATATTATTATCTTTACACCATTGATTTTTAATTTCATCATGCGCTCTTATATAGTCTAAACCCTACCAATTACTATTTTTATCCTATTGAAAATGTTGTTTACCATCAAATTCAATTAAATATTTATTATTAACATAAAAATCAAATCTGGCTAAAGCGTGTGTTTTAGGGAAACGACATGTATTAAATGTTTTTTCTTGCTAATAATCAATATTATTTATTTCTAATAACTAAGAAATTTTTTCCTAACCAAAACTTTGATTTAAGCATTTTCCACAAGAATTAATATTATAAAAATTTGCTGTACTAACCTCTAATAATCTTCCACAATCACATTTACATATCCATATAAGATTTTGATTATATTTTTTTAACTATGGATGTAAATATAAAGCAGTAATATGACCATGTCTTTTATTAGTTAAGTTAACTCTTCTATTTGTATTATTCTTTTTTGAGCAACCACAACTTTTTGTGTTACCTGTCGTTAAAGCATCTGATCTTACATTAATATGAGTATGATTCTAACATCCGCATTCACACTCCCATAAAATTTTTCTATTTTGTCTAAGACCACTATCTTTAATAACAGTTAAAAGTCCAAATTTCATTCCTGGCTAAATTTTCATATTATTTTCCTTTATTTATTATTTTAATAAATATTTCCTACTAACATTTTTAAAGCTAAAGTTAGGGTCATTCGTATTATAGTAAACAAAACCTTCACAAGCCTGTCCACATTTACCTTCACAAACTGCAGATGAATAAACAGTATCTGCGCTATTTTTTAAAATTTCAAAATCATCAGGCATAATATAATGTTCACTAATAATAGGAACTACTTCCATATGATATTCTTTCCAAATTTTATCTGCTTCTCTAATGTCATATTTACCTTTTTTAGAGTCAATCATATGAAAACAATAGAGATGAGTTTCAGTAAGGCCATGAGGGTTTGATTGAATTTTGGGAGAACAAATTTCACCTTGCCAACAGACATACTCAAGGTCAGGATGCTTGATAAGATAATCCTTTAATTTGTTTTCAATATCATATTTAATTGCACATTCCCAATAATAATTTTCATCATAGTAAGATTTCTGGTCAGGAGTCAACTGACGAACATTCCTTGAACATACATAGAACTCATATTTATCTCCAAAGATGCCTTTCTTCCTTTCAAGAATATAAGTTCCAGAGGAGCCATCACACTTCTGAGTTACAATAAATGGTGTTTTGTCATTTAGTACCCAAGGCATATTTTCCACACGTTCCTGATCTGTTTTCTTTACGAACGGGAATTTTGTAGGAAATGCAGTTTCTTTATCCTTCTTTTTCCCAAAAAGCACAAATAGAAATTTTCGTCCGATTTTATGTTTTATAAGAAAACAAAAAGGTTGATGAGAAAACAGTTTTTTATGTCTTGAAATCATTTTTTCATATTTGTCAACAGAATTTGCCTTACGGGTATTATCTTCCGGAACAGCATAAGTTACATTCAGTTCTTTAGTAAGAAAACGTGATTCATTATAAGGACTGTAGCACCCATGATCTCCATCTTTTGGATTCCAAATAGTCCCATCTACCTGAATTTCCCAACCAAAATTTGAGGCGGACATCAAAAGTCCCTGTGAAATAAAATTACCTTTACCTCCAAAGGTATAGCGCTGAGTTTTTACTTTATATTTCTTTTTTTCCATAAAAGCGAAAGCTGGGTTTGATGGGTCAAGATATGAATCTATTTCAAAATAAATTGCAGGGTCACCTTTTTTAAATTCATCTTTACGAACCATAACTCGCCAACCGCCAATAACTGCACATTCACAATTATCAGATCCTTGAATGTGTTCAATATTATCAATAATTACCACATAAGCTAACTCTCTAAGATTAGTTTTTGGATTCAACATCTTTTCGTACCTCTTTTAAATTTTTTCCATAATATTTAATAATATTTCTTCTAATAGTTTCTTTGCTTACCTTAAAAAATTTTGCCATCTCTTCTAAACTTTTCTTTTGCTTTAATAGTTTGTCTAATTGCTATTTATTGATATAAATTTTCATAGTATTAGTATGAGTAAATTTATCTCCTCTGATTTCAGTAGGGGTGGCTTTAAAAAATTCTTTGCATTTATTATAAAAAGTTTTTCTGCTTATATGATATTTTTTGCATATATCTTCAATTGACATGAAATTTTTTATATCATTTTCTAATTCTTGTTTATTAATTTTAATTGTATTGACTTCTTTAGCGCGTTGAATCATTTGCTAATGTTGCTATGAAGATAAAGAATGTTTACCTTTATTATTTTCACTAATTTTTTTAGAAGTTTCTTTTTTATGGGGGTTATTAGTCCAAGTATCTCCGCCACCTCCACCAGCTGTCATATTATATCCATAATTACGATTTGTAGTATTGTAATAAGTAATCCAATATTTTTCCCTTTCATCTAGATATTGATTGGATACCTATTCAATTTGTTTTATTGTAAAATTATCATATCCATATTTATTCATAGCATCATATAAGCATCTATTTATATGACGCTTAGCTAGTTTTAAATGATTTTTAAATCTTTCTTCAATAGTTTTTTTAGTTTGTCCAATATATAATTTCTGATTAGACAAATTTATAATTTTATAAATATAACCCATTGTTTGTCCTCCTATATCTTTTCTATAATATATAAAAAATACAAACTCTGAGTTAATGTAATTTGCCCAAAATTATAGTGATCCCATTACTTTATTAACAAATTCTTTAATATATTTTATCATTTCATCATCTTCAATATAAAAAATATCTGTTTTATATTTATTATAATACCAACTAATAAAATTTAGAATAAATTGACCAAAACGCCAATCGGGAAATTTCATATGATTTTCTCTAATTTTATTATAAAAATTATAAAGTCTATTAGCATCTCTCATAATAATTTTTCCTTTTTTTATGATATAAATTTATAATATTACTAGAATCTGGTTCTTTAATTCCACCTTCACATAAAATCTTTTCATAAAGATTATAAAAACAGATGTCTAAATATGTATTATCCATTTTTTCTTTATAAATTTCATCATATGATAGATAGTCCCAATCTGGTTTAAGATTGGTTATTTTATCCCATACTGAATTCATTGTACGATAACCGCGACGAGTCATTTCATCTCTTATTAATTTTGCGTAATTAATAAAATGATTATAATCATAATGTAAAACAAAATTAACTAAAATATGATTTGGAGTACCATTTTTTTGAATAGCTCCAGCAATTGCACTGAGTTCTCTCCACTGGGCGATTAGTTGTTCTCTTGGTAGAACAGAAATAAAATCTTTATGCCAAAGTCTCATTTTTTATTTTCCTTTCTTCTTTTATATATAAATTATAATAAAAATTTTTTAAAAAATCAATAAATATTAAAATCGTGTATAAAAGAAAATAAAAATTAAAAGAATTATAATAAAAATAATAATTGATAACCAGAAGGGCCATAGTACAATCCACCAGCTCCAATTAATTATTCCAACTAATTTCAAAACAATATTTACAATTAAAAGTATATCAAGAAAACCAATTCCATTAACTATATAAGTATGATTCATTATTATCTCCTTTTATTTATAAGGTTCTAGATATTTTTTCCATATGTTTCTATAAATATTATAACAAATTTTTGATAAAGTATCAAAAAATTTTTAAATGGTCAAAATATAATAATTAAAATAATGAAGTTTTTATTATATGTATATGAAGTAAAAATTTTTATATGGAATTATTAAAAGTTCCATATTATTTTATATAATGGAGGAAAATGTATTATGTTAAATGGAAGAATTGGACAAGTCACAGGACCTTTCACTGCAAATGTGGATCTATTAGATGATAATGCTCCAATTGGAGCTTTTACGCCAGAAACAACTAGACCTGTTTTATATAAATTAGGTATTCAAGCAGAGTAGGGAACTAATGTTTTAATTAATAATGTAAATATAAAAATTGGTAAAACTGGTATTTATGAATTAGATAATATTGTTAATATAAATAACTTAGTTTTTCCAAACGGAGCAGATGAAAATACAATTATTGATTTTGTTTATTAATATAGGAGGAAATATATGAGTTCTTTTTATGGTAATTTAGGAGGAACTGGAGATTCCTCATCAGAAGAAGTTAATAGAAAAATTTAGGAAACTAAAAATCATATTATTTTTTCTAAAACACAACCAACAGTTCAAAAAACTGGGGACATTTGGGTTATTATAGTATCCGATGATGAAAATAATGGATAATTAATTATTTTATTAAGGAGATAAAAGGATATGGCAAATCAAATTAAATATCAAGTTAGTTTTGATGTTAAACAAGGCGATTTGAATAAATTAAAAGCTTCATTACAATAGCTTCAAAAATTGAAGATAAGTGATGTAATGAAAATAAATAGTACAGATGCAGCATCTGCTACAACTATGCTTACTAAAATAAAAACATAGGCAAAAAATGTAGAAGATGCTTTAAAAAATGCTTTTAATGCCAAATTAAATACTGTAAATATATAGAGTTTTAACAGATCTTTAAGAACTTCTGGTACTACTATATAGCAAATATATAAAGCATTTAGTTCTGCAGGGACTAGTGGTGAAAATGCTTTTAGAAGTTTATCATCACATGTTTTAAGCACTAATATTCAATTAAAAGAAACTCATGGCTTATTAGATAAAATGGCAAAGACACTTACCAATACTGTTAAGTGGAATATTGCTTCTGGTGCCATAAATAATATGTCTCGTTCGGTAGAGCAAGCTTGGGGTTATACAAAATCATTAGATACTTCTTTAAATAATATTCGTATTGTTACCGGCAAATCTGCTGAAGAAATGGGCGATTTTGCAATAAAAGCAAATGAAGCTGCTCAAAGTTTAGGTAAAACAACCACTGACTATACTAACGCTGCATTAATTTATGCTCAGCAGGGAATAGGTCCAAAAGATCTTCAAAGCTACTCTATTTTATGAAATAGTGGAGCAAAAAAATTGACATTGTTGAAAATTTTTGTTATAATATAATTAGAAAAAACAAAAAGGAGACAAATGTCATGGAAAAAATTTTTATTTATAATAATCAAGAAACCAATTATATAATTACCTCAGATGGAAGAGTAATTAATAGAAAGACTAATAAAGAATTAAAAGGAACACTAGCAAGAAATGAATATCGTTCAGTTCAATTAACCATAGAAGGAAAACCAAAAAATTTTATGGTTCATAGATTAGTTGCTACTATGTTTTGTGATAATCCAAATAATTATGAAATTGTAGATCATATTGATAGAAATAAATATAATAATGATTATACTAATCTTAGATGGGTAGACAATTCTATGAATATGAATAATAAAATTTTATTAACAAATAAAAATAATAATAATCAACAGTATTTATCAAATTTAGATGAAAACTGGAAACAATATAAAAATACTATATATTATCTTAACAAAGAAGGGAAAATTGTTAATAAAAATACTTTACGTTTTTTAAAAGGAACAATTAGAAATGGTTATATTAGAATTAGTTTACCTAATAATAAAAAAAGTTCTTTACATATAATGATGTGGGAAACTTTTTATGGAGAAATTCCAGAAGAATATGTTGTTGACCATATAGATGGAAATCGCTTAAATAATAAATTATCTAATTTAAGATTAGTTACTCAATCAGAAAATATTTTAAATGGTCATATAAATGGTCATAATGGAGATGTTTCTGTAAAACAATATGATTTACAAGGTAATTATATTACAACTTATCTTTCTATGAAAGCAGCTGCAGAAGCCGTGAATAGAACAAAAGATGCAGTAAGAAGCGCTGCAAATCGACATGGTACATGCGCTGGATATTTTTGGATTAGAGAAGACGACGATATTTCAATAAAAGAATTAATCAAAACCACTAAAACTAATAAACCTAAAAAAAATTATATTGGAGTTACACAATATTCTTTAGATGGTAAAAAGATTGCTTATTTTAATTCTTTGAAAGCTGCCGCAAAAGAAGTTGGATGTGCAGATTCAACTATAAAAAGGGCAGCAGATAATTATAGACCTGGTAAAGGTTTTATTTGGGTTCTTGATACACAAAAAATTGAAGATTTTAATATAAATACTAGCCCTGAAAATTCTTTAATTGCGGGTAAGCCTTAAAGATTTTATTACTAAAGTTATATAGTGATATATAGCTGGCTATAAGTAATTATTATAGGTATAGTAAAAAGATAAAATATATATAGGTGATCCGCAGCGAAGCTTCTCATAGAGAAGAACGTTCAACGACTATCCTCAGTCAAAGAGGAGTAGGTGGAAGTCCGCCGAAAAGGGAGTACCTAGAATGGAAAAAAGAGCATACCATTCATATTAGGTGAGATATAGTCTACTCTCCATTAGAAATTTTGGAGCAGTTCATAAGAGAACGCATGAAGAAATAACGAACTTCATGGAATAAAAGGTTAAATGATAAAGAAATAGAAGAAAGAGCAAGAATTACATTAATGACAGCTAATGTTACTGGACAATCTGCATCAGATGTTTCAGAAGAATTAACTGCAGTTTGGAATGGTTATAAAGTTAATGCAGAAGAAGCGGAAGTTTATATTGATAGACTGGCTGCGGTTGCTGCAACAACAGCATCAGACCTTAAGGAATTAAGTACTGGTATGAGTAAGGTTGCAAGTGCGGCCGCCACAATGGGAGTTAGTGAAGAACAATTAGCCGCACAGTTATCAACTATTATTTCTGTTACTCGTCAAGCTCCTGAGTCTGTTGGTAGTGCATTAAGAACTATTTATGCGAGAATTTCTGATATTAAGGCTGGCATAGCTGAAGATGGTGCTACTCTTGGTAACTTTTCTGGAAAAATGGCCGATTTAGGTTTTAATGTTCTTGATGCAACTGGTCATCTTCGTGATATGGGCGAAGTCATGGAAGAAATTGGTGGACGTTGGCAAGATTTAACTCGTGAACAACAGGTTTCTCTTGCTCAGATAATGGCTGGCAAAAGACAGTACAACAACTTACTGGCTTTATTTGATAACTTTGAACAATATAATAAGGCATTAAATACTGCTCAAAATGCGGCTGGTACGTTACAAAAACAACAAGATATATATATGGAATCAATTGCTGCTCATCTACAAACTTTAAAAGCTGCTGTTGAGAATATATATGATAGTTTAGCTGATACAGATAGTATTAATGGAATTGTAGATGGATTGACTATTGCTGCAAATGTAGCCGCAAACTTAGTTGACAGTCTTGGTGGCGGCGTTTCTGTTTTAAAAATGGTAGGTGCAGTTGGATTAAATGTTTTTAGTCAGCAAATTGCGAAAGGAATAAATACTACTATTACTAATTTAGAGATTGGTCGAGATAATGCTATGCAATTTGACCAAGCTCTTCAAGCTACAAAAGATTGGCAAGGAATTCCTAAGCTTGATGAAACAAGTAAAAAACTGCTAGAAAATAGAGAGCAATTATTAGATTTAGCTAGACTTATGACACCAGAGCAATTTTCTGGTATGCAAACTTTACTTAATGATATTACTGAATTAGGTAATGAAATTGCAAAATTAGAAGAAAAAAAGAAGCCATTAGCAGATTTACTTGATAAAGATTTTGCTATAACCACTCCATTATAGGATTTTTTAGGCTCAGAATAGGCAGATAAAGTTTAGGAAATTATAAAGGAACAATCTGAAGGATTTCAAGAAATTTCTGAACGAGCTGAAGAAGTTGGTAGAGTTGTAGAAAAAAGTTTTAGTAAATTTGAAGCAGCAGGTAAAAAAGGATCTAAAGCAACTAAAGAATTAAAAGCAGTTCTTCAAGATGCAGCTGGTGAAACTCAAAGTTTTGTAAACAACCTTAAAGATATGAAAGAAAAAGGTTTTTTTGAAGGAACACCAGAAATTGAAGCATAGATTAATAATTTAGGGAATGAATGGTAGAAAGTTTTACAAAAAATAAATAATAAAAAATTTGAACCAGAAAATGCTGAAAAATCATTTAAAGATTTTCTTCAAAGATTAGTTGATTTTACAAATGTTGCTGGCGATAAAATTGATAAAAGATATAAAGATTTATTATAGGTAATGGCAGACCCCGACTTTATAAATAAATTGCAATAGCAACAACAAAAATTAGAACAACAAGTTAATGCTTTTATTACTGGTCAGGATAGAATGCAAAGAGCTGCAAAGATTGAAAATTGGGCAAAGATGGCTGGTGGTATTGCACAAGTTGGCTCTGCTATTCAACAAATACAAAATCTTGGTAGTATTTGGAAAAATTCTGATTTATCTGGTGGTCAAAAATTACTTCAAACTATTACTAATTTAGCAATTTCACTTCCTATGCTAGCAAGTGGATTCACAAAAGCTACTACTTCACTTGGTTTAATGAAAACAATGACGAATGCTGAGGCGGTTGCTGCAGGAATTTCTTCAACTGCTTAGACTGCCCACGCAGTATCTATCGGTATGGTTGAAACAGCCTCTGGAGCTGCTGCAGTAAAAGTTCAATTATTAAATACTACTCTAATGCTTAATCCGTTTGTTGCTGCTGCGGCAGGAGTTATTGCATTAGCAACTGCTTTTGGAACTTTAATAAATGCTGCTGATGCAGCAAATAAATCTCAACAAGAATTTTATCAATCTGAAATTGAAAAATATAATAAAACACAAGAAGAGATTGAAAAAAATAAAGAATTATATGCAGCCATTGATGAATTAAATAAAAAATATGAAGATGGTAAAATTACTCATATTGAATTAAAAACTTCTATTGACGATTTAATTACAAAATATGGTCTTGAAAAATAGGCGGCAGATAAATTAACTAATTCTTATAAAAATTTAAACGAATCTATTAGAGAAGCTCGTTTACAAGCTGCAAAAGATGCTGAAAAATCAGCTAAAAAAGAGCTTAGTGATGCTGAACAAAATATTTTTACAACAGCAAAAAATAAAGCTTCTGATAGTGGACGTCAAGTTGCTGATCAGTATATTTTATCATTATCTTAGGGTATTTTTGGGGGAGATGAGCCAGAAAAATTACAAAATGCTTTAAAAAGAATTGGAGGTAAGGGTGGTGGAGGAAGCATCACTTTTAATACCAATTTTGATTTAAATTCTCTTTTAACCTTATATGATAATATAAATAAAGTTATTACAGATATTTAGCCATTACTAACAGCAGAAGAAAAACAGGCATCAGATTTATATCAGAATACTGTAAAATGGTTACAACAAATGCAGCCTCAAATTGAAGCTTACCGAGATGCATTAAAAGATGTTGTAAAATATTAGAAAGATAGAGTTGCATTATAGGCTGAAACTAATAATAAAATTGATTTTTAGGGTATAAAATCAGCAGATGATTATATCAAACAAAGAGATATTTTAATTGAAGAATATAAAGAAATATTAGCTTAGACTGGGGATACAAAGTCAGATCCTAATGCAATGGCAGATGCTTATATTTCTGAATATTATAATAGTTTATATAAAAAGTATAGTGAAGCCACTGATTTTATTAAAAAGCTTAGAGATAAATTTAAATAGAATAATGAAGATATTGAATAGTATTTATCTAATTTAAATTCAGGTCAATTATCTTTTTTAGAAGATATAAAATTAGAAGATATTTCTAATTGGGAAGAATTAAAAAATATAATTGATTATTTATCTAAAACAGATTTATCTAATTTAATAATTGTAAAAGATCCTGAGGCGGCTCTTGAGGCAGCTACTGAACAATATAACACTTATAGCAGTCTATCTGAACAAATTTCTACTAGTAAGAAGCAAACTATTGGTAAAAAATAGTATTAGAGTTTAGATCTAGTCGTTCAAAAATATTTTGACAGAATGGCAAACGGTCAATATAAAATGACTGGTGATGCTGAAGAATTTTATAATACAGTTAATAATTTAAGTTTAGATGGTTTTAAGAAAAATATTGCAGATTTAAAAGATTCTAATACAAGGTTAAAAAATTTACAAAATATAGATTTTAATCAATTATCTCAATCAGCAGCGATGCAAAAAGAAGATGGTTCTTATATTTTTTAGCAATCTAACGTCAATCAACAATTAGATTTTTTAACTGAAATGGGATATGACCTTCAACAAATTGTACAGTGGCAAGCTGAAATTGCAGATGGTCATACAACTGTTAATGTATTAAATGATATTGCAAAAGCAGTTTCTAATTTTAGTAATCAAACTAATAAGTTATCTACTTATTTACAGGCTAATGAAGACGCAATATATCAAAATGAATTAGCATTAGGTCGTTCAGCTTAGTCATTAAGCCAATTAAAACAATATTATGATAATGATTTAATTGGTATCAAAGCTTTTACGCAAGCGGCAATTGAATTAGATGCGGCTTTAGATATTAAAAATTTAGATAATAAGTAGCTTGATAATTATGCTAAACATCTTCAAGAAATTGCTGATCAAACAGAAGAGTTAGATGATGAATTAAAAGATAATGAAGCTGCCGCAAAAATTGTTGCTAAAGGCATCATGAAAATGAATGATGCTATTGAAACATTATCTAAAAATTGGAAAAATTGGTCAGATATTATTGATAATAGTTCAGAAATAAGTGAAGAATATGCAAAAGCAATGGGGCAGACTCAATAGACTGTTGCTGATTTACTCGATGTTAGTAAAGAATATATTTCTGAAGATTTTATTAAATAGCATTTAAATGATATTACAGATGCCGCTACTGGAAGTGAAACAGCTATTGATGATTTAAAATCAGCATTAGCATAGGATATTGTCGCAAATATAATAATTGAAAATAAATTAGATGAACAAGTAAAAGCACAAGTTTTATCAGATTTTGCAGATTTACAAGCATCTATTCCAGATTTATAGGCTGGTGCTACACTTAATGATGGAGAATTTTTAACTAAAGCGCAACAATTTTTACAAGATTGTAATGCTACAGTTGATCAGGCAAATGCCATATTTGATGCAATTGGATTTGAAGCTAATTTTGCAACAGAATAGCAAAAGGTAACTCAAAGAGTTCCTAAGACCATTACTAAAACATAGGTTATTGGATATACAAGTGGAACCGCATTAGGCCCGAATGAAGGACAAATTATTCCATGGGAATATCCTATTTTACAATCTCACACTTATAATGATGGTTATGTAGAATAGGAAGGAACCATTGACGTACCTGCTTTAGCTACAAATGATGGCGTGCCAAAAATTAATAAATTAACAAAAAAAGCATCAGGTAGTTCCAATAATTATTCTAGTTCTAATTCTGGTGGAAATTCTGCTGGTGGTAAAAAAGGTGGCGGAGGAGGCGGCGGAAAAGGTTCTAAACCAAACACGTCTCAAAAAGAAACCAAAGAAGCTTTAAAAGATTAGGTAGACCTTTATCATGATATTAATATTGAAATTGGTGATTTAAATAGAAAGCTTGATAATACTCAAAAGAAACAAGATAGATTATACGGAAAAGATTTAATAGATAATCTCAATGAACAAAACGATATTCTTGATTAGCAAATTGGAAAATTAGAATAGAAATATTAGTTACAAAAACAAGACCAAACTCAAAAACAATCTTAGTTGAAAGAACTTGGAGTTATTTTTGATGGTTACGGTAAAATTGGTAATTATATGGATATTCTTGAAACTAAACAAGATGCAATAAATGAATTAATTAAATAGTATAATGAATTAATTAAACAATATAACTAGATTACAGATGAAGAAAAGAAAAAAGAATTAAATCAACAAATTTCTGAATTAGATAAAAAGATTCAGCATGAGACCCAAAAAATGAACAACCTTAAAAAAGGTATGGATGAATATGATAAACTTATGGACGATATGTAGGAAAATGAAGATTAGAGAGAAGAAAAAAGACAACAACAATTTTAGAATAATATAAAAAATTTTAGAAAAGAAATTGAAATTCGTCTTGATATGGGTGAAGCTGAAAGAGATTGGAACAATTTTAGAAGAAATGTTCTTAATCATTCTAATATTTTAAAAGAATCTGATTTTGATAAATTATTAAAAGATACCGCGCAAAATTATCAAGATGCTCTTTCTTATTTTGATGTTCATGGTCAAATGGGAAGCTTAGAAGCATTAACTAATCAATTATTAGCCACACAGGAAGAATTAAATTAGATTAATGATGGCGGAGAATCTTCTATTTATGGTTATAATAAGGAACGAGCTATGGAAGATTTGCAGAATGATCTTGATGAATTAATGCAACAGATGGAAGATGTTGAGGGTTTAATTGATAGTATTGATAAAGCATATCTTGACACTATTGATGATATTATGGATCAGTTTGATAAACAAATTGAAGATTATGAATTAATTGGAGATTTAATTGAACATGATATTGACCTTTTATCTTTACTTTATGGCGATAGAAATTATGATGCAATGGATAGATATTACTCAACCTTGCGAGATAATAATTTAAAGCAATTAGATTCATTAAGACAACAGAGAGATTTCTGGAAAGAACAATGGGATGCGGCGGTTGCCCGCGGAGATTCAGAAGCTGCAAAGAAATTTGAAGAACATTATAAAGAAACAATTAATAATTTAAATTCATTAATAGAGGAGTCTGCACAGAATTTACAAGATAAATACCTTAATGCTATTGATAGTATTTTTGACGCATTAGATAAAAAAATTAGTAATGGACTTGGTACTGATTATCTAAGTACAAGTTGGTAGCTAATGAATAAAAATGCTGATGAATATTTAGATACTATTAATTCTGCTTTTGCAGTTCAAGAATTAGAAGATAAGTTCCAAAATGCTATTAATGATACAAAAAATCTAAAAAATCAACAGGCATTGAAAAAATTAATGGATTAGCAATTAGATAATTTAAGAGCTAAAGAAAAATTAACAGAATATGATGTTGAAAGAGCTGAAAAGTTATTACAAATTGAACAGGCTAGAATTGCTCTAGAAGATGCCCAAGCAAGTAAAACTTCTATGAGATTGAAGAGAGATTCTCAAGGAAATTACTCTTATGAATATGTAGCAGATTAGGGTAATATAAGAGAAGCTGAACAGGGACTTGCTGCAGCTCAAAATGATCTTTACAATTTTGATAAAGACAGATACCAATCTAATTTAGATGATATGCTTTCTGCTTGGAAAGATTTTCAAGAGGAATATAAAGAAATTGTTACAGACGTTTCGTTATCAGAAGAATAGAGAATTGCTAATCTTGCTTTGTTAAGATAGCAATATGGACAATATATCAATGATAAAACCGCAGAAAATGCTGTTATTAGAAGTAATTTAATGCAATCTGCTTTTGCTGATATTGCTGCGTTATATCAAACTGATGTAGAAAATTATAATCAAATGTCTATTGATGAAAAGAATATTTTAATGAGTGACTTAGTCCCCGCATGGTAGAGCGGTATTCAACAGATGGCAGATAAAGTCGCTGGAGAAGGCGGTTTTATTCCTGTTTGTCAGGATGCTTTTGAAGAAATTACAGAAGCAACTGAAAATTATAAAGATGAACTTGATGATATGGCACGAGTAGCCGAAGTTGATCTTAATGATGTTAAATAGGGTGTTGATGTTTTATCTGATTCATTTAGCAATTTAATTGAAAAAAATGGTGATTTACTTGATAGAATGTCTCAAGAAATGGAATCTATTGAAAAATTAAAAGATGCAGTTCATCATCTTATGGAAGAATATGAAGATGTTTATAAAGCAGCCAAAAAAGCAGCATCCGCAATTCATGAAACCCTTCAAATGGAAAGAGTAGATGTTTTAAATGATGAAGACGATGAAGATGATGATGAAATAAAAACTAACAATACTAAAAATTATGATCCTAATATGGCTGCTAATAGTGGAAAAAATTATGCATCAGATGAAAGCTTAAGTAATAGCTTACACTATAACAGTGCCACTGGAGAAATAGAATCAGGATTAGAGTGGTGGTTAAAAAAGAAACCCACTTCATTTGATTCTGGTGGATATACTGGTTCATGGTCTAGTGACAATGGGAAAATTGGTATATTGCATCAAAAAGAGCTAGTATTAAATACTAATGATACTGAGAATTTGTTAAATACTATAGAAATTTTAAAATCTATTACAAACTCTCTTAATGGCAATTTGTTTACTAGAATGAATGATATTAAATCAGGTTTTTATAACAATTTTAGTAATAATGATGAATTAGAACAAAATGTACATATGGACGTTTCTTTCCCGAATGTTAATAGTAAACGAGAAATTGAAGAAGCACTTAGTGATTTAGTAAATTTAGCAGCTCAAAGAGCCATGAGAAGATAAGAAGAGGGGACTACCCCCTCTTCTTATATTTTTAAGGAGGAATAATATATGGAATCAATAGGTATAATACAATATAAATGGGATTGCGGTATTTATGATTTAAAAGCAATGGTGAAATTAGTTGAAGATAAAATAATTAATAAAGATTAGTTTTTTGATATTACAAGATATAATTTTAATGGTGTTGTAGATTTAATATCACAATTATCGTAATTCCATTTGAAGATTTTAAAAATTTATGTTATAATTATAAAAAGGAGATATAAGGAGGAAGAGTTCAATGAGCGTGCAAGATAAAATCTTAGATGCTATTGAGTTATTAGCCGATAATTCTGTCAAAAAAGCTGGATATGATAGAACTATTCAAGCACAAATTCTTTCATGTGAAGATGCGACAATTGGTAAGTATAGATGTCGTTATCAAGATGCAACTATATATGCTTATGCAAGTGGATCAAATATAACTTTTAATAAAGGTGCTTATGTTTATATTTTGGTTCCAGGCGGCGATATGAATAAAGAAAAAACTATTCTTGGAACTACTAAAAAACTAGGAATTAATTATATTTCTCAAGCTGAAGGCGATTAGGCATATGATGTTATTGGTAATAATTGCATAACTTCTAATAATACTTTTTATTTAGATACTAAAAATAAAAATTATAAATATATGATATATCAATATAATAAAGCTAGTGATATTATATTGGATAATATAGCATTAAATGAATACATAAAACAATCATCTTCTTTAATTGTGGGTGGAATATTTAAAACGAGTATTGCCCCTGAAAAACAATATAGAGGACATTATGGAATTACTTTTAATCTTCGTTTTTTAGATAATACATCTAATCAATAGGTAATTAGATCATATACGATTGATGAAGATAATATGATTGATAATCCATATAGATTAATTTATGATACTAGACAATATTAGATTTTTGATATTGATGGTACAAATTTTATTAGAGTTGAATCAATTTAGATATTTAATCAAGACTTTCCTGGAGCGTCCGAAAGTACAACAGGTACAAAATTATCTAATGGTGATATAGAAATTTCTTCTATATAGTTAAATGGTGCAGTTAGAATGACAGAAAGCGAAATTAATGGAGTAGCAATATCATTCTATACACCGCAAGGAACTTTTTTTACAGATCAATCAACTGCGAACAGTTATAAAACTATTACTGCTCAAGTAAAAATAAAGGGTAAGTTAGCATCTGCCGCACAAAACATTTCTTTCTATTGGGGAAGTGAGAATGTTGGAATCACTCCAAGAAATCAATATTATAATAAATATCTTGGTAGGGGTTGGAAATGTTTAAATGAAAGCAATCTGGCGGTTGAGGGCGATGCAGAAAACGATCCAATTTATACTTGGGTGCCAGGGAAAGATACTTACATTGTAAAGATTTCTGAAGCAACAGCTAGAGATAATCGTTTTAAAGTTTCAATTCTATATGATGGCACTGTTGTTAGTAAAATAATAGATATTAAGAATTTGGCGGCGAGCGTGCCCTAGATAACTATTGAATCTAGTGAAGGTACAAAATTTTATTATGATATAGGACATCCTACATTAACTTGTAAAGTAAATGGTGGGGAGCCTAGTAATTATCATTATTATTGGGGAGTGTAGTCAGATACAGGTATTTTTGAAAGTTTACCAGAAACAACAGAATAGAATACTGCATATAATACTGCTTATAATAATTATAATAATTTAAAAAATGCTATAGCCGCAGGTACTAAATTTGCTAATGCTGAAGCTACTAATTTAAATAATTATGAAGAAGCTTTAAAAGCATTTAATTTTATTCAAAGGATTAATGGTAATAAAGTTTATGATGTGCAAATAAGCAATATTACTAATTTAGCCATTTTTAAATGTTCTGTTTATAATAATCAAGACATTTATTTAGGAACTGCTGCTATTACATTAACTAATTCTTTAAATGGGGAAGATCTTTACTCTCTTGTTATAAATAATGGGTCTGCGGTATTTCAATATAATGAATACGGTGTTGCTCCTAATAATAGAAGTCTTGATATACAACAACAAATTCAAGCATTAAGTTTTACTATATATGATAATTTAGGTAATGCTATTGACAATGATATAATTAAAAATTCTAGAGATTGTAAAATTCGTTGGCAATTTCCTATAAAGAATACCTTGTTAGTAGATTCGATTGATAATGGATAGAGTTCAGGCATTGATCCAACACAAACTTATAAATACTATGATAATATTATTAATTTAATTTATGATATTTCTCAAAGATATGATATTAAAAAACAAGTTAATCAAATTAAATTAACAGTCGATTATAAAGGAATGAATTTAACTGCGGAAACTTAGTTTACTTTTGCTAAACAAGGTGAGCCTGGCACTAATGGTACTGAATATTTAGTTAAATTGATTCCTAATACCAGAATGAGTAATCCACCAACATTTCCAATGATTACAAAAGCTGGAAGTGATTATGTTTTAAATTATGGCTTAAATTCTACTGCAAATGAAACTACTATTGGATTATCTTCTGGTTATCAATTATTTAAAGCGCAACTCTGGCAAAGTGGGGAATTAGTTTGGTAGGGATTTAATGCATCAACTGCCGC